CGATGTAGAAATACTCAGCGATACGCACCGTGTTTTCGTTCATCCACTGGCTAAAGCCTTGGTCGCCCACGCCCAGCGTTTGCAGCGTGGTGATGGGCGCGGCGTCCGGGTACTGGCGCTCGTACTCGTCCTTGGGGATGTCCTCGGTGATAAAGCACCAGCGGGCGTCGGAACCGCACGGGTCTTGGATCAGCGGGTCCATGTAGACGCTGAAGCTGTTGCGGATGCGCCCGATCTTGATGTCCTGATCGAACGTGTTGTCGTCGCAGTACTCGGTCAGGATGCGAGCGTAACCCTCGCCGTAGGACACCTGGTTCTCGCAGGCCGTGTCGTAGGCCACGTCGGCGTCCGAGATGTACTCGATGTGCCGGATCATGCCGTTGAAAATCTCGGCCACCTCAACGTCAGCGCCGTCGTCTGCCGGGATGACCTTGGGCTGCGGCCTGTTTTGCCGCTGCTCGTTGGTCACCTGATGGACGTGCTGGGGCAGCTTGTTGATCGTCAGGCACGGCCTGGCGTTGATCGTCTGGCCCTGCACCGCGCCACGGGTTGCCAGCACGTCAGCCGGCCACTGCCAGTGGTTGTCGGGCGAGCCGGCGTAGAACCGCAGGTCGTCCAGCTCGTCCTCACGCGACTCAGACAGCGCAGAAATCGCCATGTCGAGGCGACTGCGGGCCGTCGAGAGCACCTCAGAGTCGCTCTTGTCCTTGGCCGAGCCGCCCTCGCTGACCGCTCCAGCAGCGGCGATTCCTGTGTAGTCTTGGCTCACGGGCGTTGAGTTTGCTGATGGGTTCGAGGTGCTTGCTCATTTCTTTCCTTTCGGCGCAGCGCGCTTGACAGCATATGCGATGGCAACGGCTTGCTTCACCGGCTTGCCAGCCTTGACTTCAGCCTTTACGTTCTTGCGGAAGGCTTCTTTACTAGCAGACTTGACGAGCGGCATTACTTACCCTTCTTGGCCGTTTTGGCCGACTGTACAAAGTCTTTTTTGGTAGGAGCGCCAGGCGAGCCAGGCTTCCTCATCTTCTCGCCCGAGCCTTCTTTAATGCGCTCGCGTTTGGCGTGAATATTGGCGTAAAGTCCGGGTTTAGTAGCCATGATCAGCACTTCCATCGTTTGAGTGATGCCTTGGCCCGCTCGGCGTCGCCCTTGGCGTTCTTGACAACGCCCTCCATGCGGGCGCAGAAGCTCGCCTTGCGGCCAGCGTCGGCCTTGGTCTTGGGGTTGGGTGCTGGCGCCTTGAGGTTCGAGCCGGTGGCCGCGTTGTACTTCTCGCGGCCCTTGGCTGTCAGGCCCGCGCCCTTGCTGACGGGCAGCTTTTCGCCCCGTCCAACGCTAAGAGACACGCCTTTTTTAGCCATTACGCCCCCATCCAACTGGTTGAAACGCCCGCCTGATTCATGGATCTGCGGACATCTGTGCGGGAATTGTACTCCCGATGGGCCACGGGGAAGGCAAAAGTGACGGCCAGGGCGTCTGCCGCATCAGGCGATGACAGTCCTCGAGCTTTCATTTCCTTCTTCCCTTCCAAAAATATGGTGCCGGCAGAGTTGGGCTTCTTCATGGGGCCGGTCAGGTCAGTTTTTAGCTGTCTGTCCGCGGGAAGGGCCGCTGTTTTCAGCCACTCCCGCATTGCACCCCACATTTCAGCCCGTTTGTTACCCCACATAACCGGGTTTTTGGCCTTCCAGCCAAAGTTCACCCCGCGGACTTTGTACCTCTGCTCGTTGAGTCTGTCAAGTATCCCATATCCAAGCCCACCCTCGTCAATTACCGTCAAAGTCGGCTTGAACTCCTCGATGGCGTCGATGACGTTACCCACTGTAGTCATGGTGTCGTCACCCTTGAACCGCCGGATCGCCACGATGTCACGCCCTTGGCGCACCACCATGACTGTTGAGTCCATGCCGCCCCGGGCCGGGTCGACGCCAAGCACCACGGGTGCGCTCATGTCCTTGTACTTAGGCCGTTTCATGGCGTCATCGACCACTGACGGCATGATGAACTGGTCATCTCCGCTCTTGGGGAAGTCGCCATAGACCTCGACCCGGGCCTCATCGCTGTCCTCACCATACTCGGCGATGATCTGCTCGTAGATCGACTTGTCGGTGCCCTCGACCGTGCGAGCGTCGATCTTGCGACTCCTCCAAAACTCCCGCTTATTGCCGTCCACCGCCTCGTAAAAGTACCCGGTGTTGCGCCGGCCGTTGGAGAACGCCAGCCAGTACCGGTCCAAGATGTTTTCGGTAAAAAACCCCGCGGCCACGGACCAGATCGAATCCGGGATGCCGCTGGCCTCGTCGAAGATCACCATCATGCCGTCCATGTTGTGGACACCGGCGTAGGCGTCTGGGTTCTCCTCGCTCCACAGCTTACCCTCAGCGCCCCAGTACCGGGTGCCCTTCTTCAGATCCCTCTCAACCAAGTCCGTCAGCCAGGCAGCCGGGGCCAGCTTGGTAGCCGACGGGTCCCACCAGTGCGCGTTGATGCTCATTGTGGCCCACTTAGTCAACTCACCCCAAGTGACCGTCCTCAACTGTGTCTCGCTGTTGGCCGACACGACGACGGAACTGCCTATACGGGTGGTCAGCATCCACAGGATCAGCCACGACACCAGTGCGCTCTTACCCACCCCGCGGCCGGAGGACACCGCCGAGCGCAGCGCCTCGATCAGCTCACCCCCGGTCAACCTGCCCTTGTTGTCCCGGATGAAGTCGGCAATCTCACGGAGCACCTCACGCTGCCATTTCCTCGGCCCTTTGAACCGCTCGAGTGGCGTGTTCTTCTGCCCCCAGGGGAACGCGAACAGGACGAACGTCTCTGGGTTGTTGGCAATCTGGGGCGACCACAGCTGCGTCATCAGCAGCTGCTCCTCATCGGGGCTGTATCTCAGGCGCTGCATCAGTTCTCCAGTCGAGGGGTTACGTCCACCACTTCAGCTTCAACAATCCGCATCTGGGCCTGCTGGAGCGCCTCGGTAATTGAGATTGATCCGGCCACCTCGACCTGCTTGACCTCGCCATACCTCTTCTTGTTCCACGCACCCATGAGCCACTTGCGAGTGTCGATCTTGAGCTTGGACCGCTGTACGTCCTCCACCGTGTCCTCGGCGTCGGCAATCTCGAGGATCTCGCCGGCGATGAACTCGGTCCTGCTCTCCTGCGCTTCCTTGAACCGCTCATGGCGCATCGGATCACGCTTGATCCACCGCAGGAAGTCCTCGTAGCTGATGAACCGATGGTCCTCCTCGAGCAAGGACCGCAGGGAGCGGCCGCGGTAAACCTGCTCAATGACCCGCTCGAACATCTGCTCGTACTGCGTCTGTAGCAACGCCTTGGCCTCCGGCGATAAGGCAGGGGGCTTGGGGTCAGGCACAGAGAGCCACTGGGGCAATTCGAGTTGGTTAAGTTGCTCGAGTTGCTGCGATTGCTCGGCAGACGTAGCAGGTGCGACAACTGCGCCTACGGGTAGAGGATGTCCTTGTTCCATAGTGCTGCGGATACTAGCATGGTTCTTTTTAAGATGCAATGAACCCACTGGGTCACTTGGGTCATGGGATTTTGAAAAAAATAAAAAATGGTTCGCGGGGGCTGGTTCTGGACCGGTTGGTCCCGCCGGCCCCCTCCCCCCGGCACCCCGGCACCCCCTCCCCAGCGGCCGCGGGGGTCAGCGGGGACCGGGCCGCGGGCACCCGGATAGCCCCAACATCCCGGCACCCTGACCCGCTGGGTCAATCAATCCCGGGGGCAGTCAGTGCCCCGCGGGCACCTAAAAACCCGCTGGGTCAGGGTTTCAAGGGGATCAAGGGGCACCCGCTGGGTTTCCCGGGTTTGCGGAAACCCGTCACATTGTCACAGGGTTAGATTGACCCGCTGGGTCAGGATTGACCCGCTGGGTCAGGGAAAAGCCCCGAAACCTCGAGCCACTGGGTCAAAACGAGTGTTTTGGGGCGGGGGTGTGTCAAGTGCACTCCGCACGGGACCCCCCGATTTTCGACTTTTCTGAAAAGGCACAGATTCTCCAGAATCCTAGAATCCTTACCCCCCTGGCCAGTGCAGTTGTCACACCCCCATAAAGTGGCAAACCCATTGGGTAAATCTATTGAGCAACCACAATCGATTGAAATAATTACCCAGTGGGTTAGGGTAAATCCGGGGCTTGACAAGATTTAACCCACTGGGTATCATTAACCCCGTGCCCCGTAACCGTAACCCTGAAAGGACCGTAACCATGAACAAATCAGAAACCCGCGAAATCAGCAAGCTTACCCAGTACCGTGCCCTCGGTGCTGATGCTGGCATGCTAGCCCGCTCATTGTCTGCCCTGATCCGTGCCGCTCGCACTGCCCGCAGTGCTGATGCGATCCGTGCAGTGGCGCAATCTTGGGGCGTGACAAATCACCCTGAATTTATTTGCTGATGTAACCCAGCGGGGCGCAAGCCCCGTAACCGTAACCCGTAACTTTGAAAGGACCGTAACCATGAAAACAATCAAGTTCAACACTGGCCGCATGTATAGCGAGAGGGGGCAGCGCATTGCGGCTGCACTGCTTGACAGTGGTGATATCTATTTTGTTGACATCGACCGTCACATCGATGGCACTGTAAAGGCTAACGGATTGACCAAGGATGAGATGATTGACTTCGGCATGTTTACCCAGCGGGGCGTAATGGCCGCATATGACGCAAACAACTACTCTTGGACAACTGTCCCCGAAGGCATGCGCCGCGAACTGTCCGACTTAGCCGAAACCCTGTAACCCGTAACCCTGAAAGGACCGTAACCATGAGCAAGCACACCCGGCACTACTTCGATTTGAACCCCCGCCCCGCGCCCCTTGAGTGGGCAATCGTGGCAGGGGCCGCAGTGGCAATGATTGCCCTGTGGTTGACCACTGCTTTTTTGTTTTCCCTGTAACCCGTAACCGTAAAAGGACCGTAACCGTGACTAAATCCGAAACCCCCTCAATCCTTGCTGGCCTTGTTGACCGCTTGGCTGAAATCAAAGCCCTGACCGCTGATCTGACCGCTGAAGCGGATACCATCAAAGAATTTTTGATTTCCTCGAACATGCCCGCAATCGAGGGCACACTGCACCGCGCCACCGTGTCATTGTTGGCGGGGCGTGAGCGGGTTGACTGGGAAACGATAGCCCGCCGGTTTGACCCCTCGCATCAGTTGATCGCTGCGCATACTTCGCATGGCGATCCTTACCATGTAGTGCGGGTCTCCGCTCGCAAGGGGGGCAAATAATCATGGCTAAAAAACCCTTGTTCACCCAGTACACATCCCGTAGCGGGGAAAAGCTTTACAAACCCTCAATTGAATACGTCATGGCCCTGAGCCATGACGGCATGGGGTTTTGCCTTGCGTGCACTGAGAGTGCTGAAAATGTGGAACCTGACACCCGCAAGGGCACCTGCCCCTCATGTGGTGCCCGAAAAGTTTACGGTGCCGAAGAATTAGCCCTTATGGGTTTGACGTTTTAAGGGGCGTC